GTAGTCCCCAGCAAAACCCCAGTCTCTGTATGCATCAAGGTTTCCAAGTCTTAGTTTTGGGAATTTTAATTCTTTTGTAATGTATATTTCATCATCATTGATTGATAAGTCAGATAGTTTTTTTGGAGATATATCATTGGTGATACACCATTTAACAAAATCACCAATCCACTTGGTAATCTTTCTCGTTACAAAATTCTCACCTCTACGTGGACCTTCGTGATTGAAAAGTATTCCGGCACTTGCATGTAGTCCATAACCTTCTCTGTACAATCTAGTCATGTAGTGAGCAGCGCATTTTGCTATAGCATACGGGCTTTGCGGTAAGAACTTGGTTTCTTCATTTTGATATTTACTTTCAGCGGTCATCCCAACTTCAATATCATAATTTTTTCCAAACATCTCACTGCTGCTTGCTTGATAAAATCTAGAACCTATCATTTGTAGATCGACTAAACCTTGTAAAATATTTAAGCAGCCTTTTCCTGTTATGTCCCAAGTCAATCCGGGCTGATTAAAAGAAACAGCAACATGAGATTGCGCAGCTAAGTTATAGACTTCATCTACTTCACCGTGTTCTCTAAGTATATTTAAAACACTAGAGGCATCTGTAATGTCGCCACTAGCTAATCTGAAATTTTCGTTATTAAGTATATGCGAAATACGTGTCGTGTTGTCTGTACTCGTCCTTCTTGTTACACCTGTAACTTGATAGTTTTTTTCTAGTAGCAAATCCGCCAAGTGGCTTCCGTCTTGTCCTGTGACACCAAAGATTATAGCTGTCTTCATTTTAGTCCTTAATCGTATCCGAGTTTAAAAAAGGTTGGTCCACCTGTCCGTCTGTATATTTATGATAGCCCGCAAGTCTCTCTTTTTCCTGTATCATTGCAAGGCGCATCTTTTCCATTTCTATTCCGTACTGACTTGTTACGTCTGGGTTGCCCATAAGATAAGCTATCCAACCAACAAGGCTCTGTTTACTGTCTTCTAATCTTTTTACTCTCTGCTCTCTTGTTGCTTTCATTTCCTTGAGCATCGAGTTTTTCTTTGTTTGTAGTTCACGATAGTCTTTATTTAAAGATTCCTGTGAAGCCTTCAGAGAAGCCACCTGACGCTCCATGTTAAAAACCATGTCTACATCTTGCTGATCTGGATCGCGCGCTCTCTCCGTTTGGATTAGACCCTCTAGTGCAGATATCTGCTCTATGTTGTCTTTGTTCTGCTTGAGTGACCTGTTCATAAGTAGCTCTAGCTTGATAAGGTCAACAACCTGTAGTTCTTCTGTGGGTATAACGTCATCACGAAACTGAGAAATGATTCTAGCCCAGTGATATCTAAAAAGTTTTAGCTCTTCTTCTGTAAACTGCTGTTTTACCTCAATCCAGTAAGGTCTCTGATCAAGCTCAAAAGCCGCTTTCTCTTCTTTGGATGCACCAACGTTAAACTTACGCTTGATGAACTTCTCCACGCTCTCAGGATCTCTGTCAAGCTGTGCCGCTATATCTTCATAGGACATAGTGCCTATGCTCTTTTCAATGATGGCCTCTTCTTCTTTTGATATTCTACCCTTCTTCATACCCGCAGTCCTCCATAATTTCTATGATCCTGCTGGATATTTCGTCTTTCCTCGCTTTAGGAAGGTAGACCCCTGCGATCATCTTGAGGTAGTCCATGCGCATTGCTGCCGGAAGAAGCCGGTCAATGTTCGTGGAAATGTATAAATAATCAAAATGGTCTTCATCTACTGCATATTTTTCGTTTTCATCCAAAAGAGTTTCTTCATACTCTAGTTGTGCCGGTTGTAAGACTTTTATTCGTTCGTCATCCGAGTTTGACATGAAATGATTGTCGCGAATGAAATTTTTAAGACGATTAGATAGATTTACACTGAGGAAGTTTTCCAACGGGCGTTTACCATCATATCGTTGGAGCGCATCTATACATATAATGTAAGACTCTTGTTTTATGTCATCTACTGTATAACCATAGAATGTATATTTAGCAGCAGTCTTATTAATAACCTTATCCATAACACGTAATACTTCTTCTTCTGTCATGTTAGGGGGTACTTTCATTCTTCACCCCACATTAACGTGCGCCACTGCTTACCATCGTATCCTTGGAAGCATTTTTGTTTTTTGTTGTACCTAATGCTGCCTTCAAC